GAGTATTCGCGCATGCGCACCCGGCTGACCGCCATCGCTCCCGAGCACGGCCCCCGGCTGCAGCTGCTGGCCTTAACCACTAATGATGCTGAGTTTGTAGCGGCGCTGCAGGAAGTGGTTTATGAGGCGATGGAGGAGTTGAGCCTTGACACAAACAACGAGCAAGGGGATAGCCAACCCGACCGCCTGGCATAACTTTTCTGGCGCATTAATCCACCGCCGCACCAATATCAAACCACCTGAACCACTCTCATTAAGCGAGTGGGCTAATAAGCATGCTGTCCTGTCCAAAGAAACAAGCGCGCAAACAGGGCGGTTTCGCTCGTTTGCCTATCAGGACGGCATCATGGATGCCATTACCGACCCGGCGGTTACCCAGGTATCGGTGATGAAATCCGCCCGGGTGGGGTACACCAAAATTTTGGATCATGTGGTGGGTTATTACCTATCGCATGACCCGTCACCCATCTTGGTTGTGCAACCTCGCGTCGAGGATGCGGAGGACTATAGCAAGACTGAAATCGCTCCGATGCTGCGCGATACCCCTGTGTTATCAGAAATCACCGGGGATCCAAAGGCCAAGGACAGTAATCAGACCATCCTCAAAAAACAGTTTATGAATGGCGCCAACCTCACGCTGGTGGGGGCTAACTCGCCAGGCGGTTTTCGGCGCATAACCTGCCGCATCATCCTGTTTGATGAAGTTGACGGTTATCCGGCTACGGGCGCCGGCATGGAAGGTGATCAGATAGCGCTTGGCATTAAACGTTCCGAGACGTTTTGGAACCGGAAAATCGTTCTGGGTTCTACCCCGACAGTCAAGGGGCTGAGCCGCATCGAAAAGGCTTATGCCGAAAGCGACCAGCGCCGGTATTTTGTGCCTTGCCCGCAATGTGGTGAATATCAAGTGCTGGAGTGGGGTGGGCCGGATACGCCATATGGCATGAAGTGGGAAAAAGACGAGAACGGCAATGGATTGCCGGAAACGGCTTACTACGTCTGCCGGCATACCGGCTGTCTTATACATCACAGCGATTTGCCCGGTATGGTCAAATGCGGGGAGTGGCGCGCTACAGCGCCCTTCCATGGACACGCCGGATTCAGCATCTGGTCCGGTTATAGCCTGTTTCCGAATGCCGCATGGAAATATCTGGTAGCGGAATGGCTGCGGGTTAAAGACGACCCGCTGATGCGCCAGACGTTCATCAATACCACGCTGGGGGAAACCTATGAAGATCGAGGGGAAAAAGCGTTGAGCGAACATAAATTGGCTGAACGTTGCGAGGTTTATGCCGCAGAAGTTCCCGATGGCGTGGTGGTGATCACGGTGGGCATTGATACCCAGGATGATCGTTTCGAACTTGAAGTGGTTGGCTGGGGACGTAATGAGGAGTCATGGTCAATCGCCTACGACGTGATCGAGGGCGACCTTGAAACCAACGAACCGTGGAACCGTCTTGATGCCTATTTGAAGCAAGTCTGGCGCCGTGCCGACGGAAGGGGATTTACCATTATGGCCGCCTGCATGGACTCCGGTGGCCACCATACTCAAAAGGTTTATGAGTTTGCTAAGGAACGGCTTGGGCGCCACATATGGGCAATCAAAGGCGAGTCGGCGCGCGGAGGTAAGCGCTCACCGGTCTGGCCGACCAAAAAGCCCACGTCCCGAACGAAATCGCAATTCCGTCCGATCATCCTGGGGGTGAATGCGGCTAAAGATACCATCCGCTCGCGATTGCATATCGAACCGCCTGCGCCTGGTGCGGCGTCAGCCGGATATATGCATTATCCCGTTGATCGCGACCTGAATTATTTTGGCCAATTGCTGGCCGAACGCTCTGCATTAAAAACTGCTGGTGGACAGCGTTACCGGGTTTGGGAACAACTCCCTGGCCGCGCCAATGAGGCGCTGGATTGCCGGGTATATGCCTATGCCGCGCTGTGCGGCTTGTTCTATATGGGCCTGAAATTAAATGTGATGGCAGACAATATCGCCGCACATCCCGATAAATTATTACCCGCACCAATAGAGCCAGAAGAAAAACAGAATTTGCAAATGCCTGGCGTGATTATCACCACCCCGGACGCGCCACCCCGTAAAAGTCTATCCGATCTCCTGCCGTAACCGTATTTAAGGAAATCCTATGTTTGATCCTAACGACAGCCTATTGGCTGGGATGCCGCGTGCGCAATTAGAAGCGGCGTTAACCGCTGCGCAAAACGCCTACCTGGCTCTATCGGAAGGCCAGCAGGGTGTTTCGTTCTCATACAGCCAGGGCGACGGTACCCGGTCAGTCACGTACAAACCAACCGATATCGCCCAACTGTCAATGTTGATTCGGCAACTGCAAGCGCAACTGGGAATTATCCGGCGGCCGCGCCGCGCAATGGGGTTTAGATACTGATGGCCAGTAGTGTACGCATTTTAGATGCCAGCGGAAATCCGCTGCCGCCGAGCCGGCCAAAAATGTCGATGCTCAATGGGAGCAACGTTACCCCATACGATGCGGCCGATTCGTTCAGTGATTCGCTGGCAGATTGGCAGCCAGCGCTATGGTCGCCCGACAACGAAATCAATGTTTATAGGGATCGCATTGTTTCGCGTATCCGTGACCTAGCGCGCAACGATGGCTGGGCGTCAGGCGCGATTACCCGCATCCTGGACAACGCCGTCGGCGCCAGTTTCCGGCCGATTGTCAAACCGGACTATCGGGCGCTGGCCATCATGACGGGCATAAAAGCGTTTGATGCCAAATGGGCCGACGAATACGGGCGCGTTGTCGAAGCCGCCTGGCGCACATGGTCAAATGATCCTAACCACTATTGCGACGTTGAACGAAAACTCACCGTCTCTCAGATGATACGCCTCGCGTTCCGGCATAAATTAGTCGACGGCGACGCGCTGGCCGTTCTGCAATATCGCACCGACAGGCTTGGCCATGGCCGGGCGCAGTACGCGACCGCAGTACAGATGATAGATCCCGATCGCCTAAGCAACCCGCAGCAGCAGTTTGATATGAAATGGGTACGCGGCGGCGTCGAGATTGACGCCGATGGCGCGCCTATCGCTTATCACATCCGCGAGGCGCACATGGGAGACTGGTGGTCAGCGCAGAAAACCATGACATGGCAGCGCGTGCCGCGCGAAACGTCGTGGGGCCGGCCGATTGTCGTGCATGATTTTGATCATGACCGCGCCTCCCAGCACCGCGGTAACGGCATTCTAACGCCGGTGGTGCAACGGTTGAAAATGCTGATCAAATACGATCAGGTCGAGCTTGAAGCCGCGATTTTGAATGCCATCTTTGGCGCGTATGTCGAGTCTCCCTATGACCCTGCTCTGGTTGAAGAGGCGCTGAGTTCACCCAACGAGGCCAATGTCGGCCTTTATCAACGTGAGCGCATTGGGTTTCACAAAGACCGCCGTATTTCACTCAATTCCGGCGCGCGCATTCCCATCCTGTTCCCGGGCGAAAAGGTCAATGCTGTAACCGCTGAACGACCCAATACCAATTACGCCGGATTTCAGGGCGCAGCTCTCAGGAACATATCCGCCGCGACCGGAATATCGCCACAGCAGCTTTCTCAGGACTGGTCGGACGTTAACTACAGTTCGGCGCGCGCCGCTCTGCTCGAAGCCGGAAAAACCATGACGCGGCGTCGCATCGATTTTTCGAATGGATTTTGTCAGCCCATTCTTTCGGCATTTATCGAAGAACTGCATGACGTCATCGATTTGCCGCTGCCCGCCGGCGCACCAGACTTTTTAGACGCCCGCACCGCGTATTGCCGCGCGAACTGGCTTGGCCCTGGCCGTGGCTGGGTTGATCCCGTGGCGGAAAAGAAGGGCGCCATTCTGGGGATGGAGGCTGGTTTTTCCACGTTGGAAATAGAGGCGGCCGAAAACGCTGGCGAAGATTGGGAAGAACTTCTCGATCAGCGCAAGCGTGAGAAAGAGGCGCTCGAAGAGCGTGGTCTGACGCCATTCACTTGGATGGATGCCGAATTATTGGCACCCGAAAAAATCAAGGACCCGGAACCACAATGATTAATCTGCCACATCTGGCGCAGCGAATTTTTAATGTTCCGCTGGCCATTCACCCGCTCAAAGCTGAAGTCGTTATGGCAGCGCTGACTGACCGCTTTGGCATCACGCAAATTTCATCTACATGGGATGCTGACGACGATGCTGAGTCGTTTAGCAAAAAGGGTAAAGAA